AAGCAGTGTTACTGATTGGGATTTCTACACTTTAGATTTAAACAATTCATCAGTATTTGGTTGGGAAGATATTATATGGGGACATTCATTTGTATTAAATGGAGTATATCATAACAAATACATCTTTACCCAAGCAGAAAAAACTACAATTGAATCAAACCCAACTATTAATTACTATAACATATACTCCCCTACCCAGGTAAGAACATTTACAAATCAAAATCAGTTTTATATAATGGGTACAGGTAAACACAAAACAACAATCAATAATTTATATAAAATAGAATGAATCCAATAGTATGCTATTTCGTTTCGAGTGTTATTTCACTCGCATCTATCGCCGGAATTAACGAAGAAAAATTCACTTTCGGCGTCCGTCAAATGACTGAAGAAGTCCTCGCTCAAGACGCGCCACTTTGCCCTGATGGTTCTCCCGTATTTGTAACAGTAGAATCAATAGAAGCACCTACAAACTCAATTAGAATCGGCCCTTTTGAATTTAAGCAAAAGAAAACTATAGTAAAAGTAAAAGTTACTAAAGATGGCAAAGAAACTTTTGGAGTAGGAACCGCAAAAATGAACGTTTCTGCGACATTACTTCAATTACAAGACGAAAAATTACCATTTGAGCAAACAGAATTTAGTATAGCCGTAAAAAAAGCAATCGTTGATGCTCTTGATTAATATTTATACCAAATGTTTTATTTAATAGTTGTATTAAACTAACTTTTAAATTTAAAATTATGGCATTTAGCGACATTTTTAAAGACAAAAACGATTTCAACGAAAAAACTATCGTTGGTTTTATGTCATTTTCAGTAATGAGTATTGCAGCTCTTGCTGACGTTGTAACTGGTATTATGGGGCAAGAACTCGTTATCAGTGATACAATTTTTAACTCATTTGTAATCATCACTCTTGGTGCTTTCGGTATTGCTGAAGCTGGTAAGATTTTTGGTGGTGGTAAAAGCAAGAACGAAGAAGAATTAGGATAATTATGGTATTCAAGAAAGGTGATAAGCACGAACTTATCAAAGAGGTTCAAAGAGTATTAGGTGTTGAGCAAGTAGGTAACTTTGGTCCTAAAACTGAAGAAGCCGTTAAAGCTTGGCAAAAGAAAAACGGTTTAACAGCTGATGGCATCGTTGGCCCTGCTACTTTAGCCAAAATGGGTATTGTAGCTGGAGCTGCTCCTGCTAAACCTGTTTTAACTCCTAACAATGCTCCTACAGCAGACGCTTTATATTCAAAAGACAAAATCGAAGCTGCTGTTAAAGCCAAAGGATACAAATGGTTTGACGACAAGGATTATAAATTAAATATAGTTGGTATTCGTAACTCTGATACAGGTAAAAAAGTAACTAATGCTTTTGATGACCGTATCTCTGTTTCTTACAAGGTTGATGGTAAATGGGTTTACAAAGAGTGGATGAATACAACAGATCCTGGAACAAAAGGTGTTAAAGAATACCATAACGCAGCAGGTGTTGCTCGTTTAGTCCCAGGCCAATATGTTGATTCACATGCTTTAGGTAAGCACCAAGGTAAATACGAAGCTCTTAAGCAATTCGGTAAAGTAAAAGTATACCGCGATGCTAATAGAGATATGACCTATGATGAAACATCAATTCAAGAAGGTGTATTCGGAATTAACATCCACAAAGCTGGTGCTAACTCAACTTATGTAGAGAACTGGTCTGAAGGATGTCAAGTATTCAAGAAAGCAACTGATTTCGAAGCATTTATGACAATCGTAAGAAAATCAGTAGCTGAAGGTAACTCTAAATTCACATATACCCTTATCGAATCAAAAGATATCGCGTAATGAAAACAAATTCTTTCTTTTTAGCAATAGCAGCCACAACCACCACTATGTCATTTATTTGTTCCTACTTTATGGAATTATATATGGGTAACCTTGAACAATACCTAGGACTCATAGCCGTCATTTTTATTGATGGTTTCTTTGGTATTGCAGCTGGAACTAAAAGGGAGGGATTCCAAACACGTAGAGCCGTTAAAGTATTACAACGTGCTATAACTTGGATAGTTTTCCTTACAGCTATCTTAATGGTAGAAAAAGGCTTTGCTGGTACAGCTTGGCTTAGTGAAACAATTATCGTACCATTCATTATATTACAATTAATTAGCGCCCTTAAAAATGCCTCTATGGCCGGTTTTATTAAAGCAGAAATATTAAACGAAATCTTAGACCGCATAGATAAGCATAAGGGCGAAAGACAATAAGCCTATGTGGAAAAAAATTCAACCTAGGGTATTCCCCTTCATAATAGCACTCTCCGCCCTGTCAGTCTCTGCTTCGGCCGCTTTCTATTCAGTTAGCGGCCTTAGCAAACTCTTTGCTGGGGCATCACTCCAAGTAATTATTATGGCTGGCTCTTTAGAAGTAGCCAAATTAGTAGTCGCCTCATTACTTTACCAGTATTGGGATACAATTAATAAAGGACTTAGAACATACTTAACTGTAGCTGCTGCTGTATTGATTTTAATAACATCAATGGGTATCTATGGTTTCTTATCTGCTGCTTATCAAGAAACAGCAAATAAAGCCGGTAATATAGATGCTCAAATCGCTTTAGTAGAAGTAAAACGAGACAATATTAAAGAACAACTTGCAGTTTATAATACCGAAAAAGAATCAATTAGCAAATCTGTTACTGATTTAAGAGCCGGATTAGCAGGTAACGTTCAAACTTACAGAGACAAAGATGGGAATATTTTATCTACCTCATCCTCAGCTAACCGTAAAGCATTTGAAAAACAATTAGATCAAGCCATTATTCGTCAAGGTGAAATTAATTCTAAAGTAGACGAACTTAACACTCAGCTATTCGAATACGAAACTGAAATTGTAAATATTCAAACTAATAATGATTTAGCAGGTGAATTAGGCCCACTCAAATACCTTTCGGGTTTAACTGGAGTATCTATGGATAAAATCATTAACTGGTTACTTTTAATTATTATTTTTGTATTTGATCCTTTAGCAATCGCCTTAGTAGTTGCAGCTAATTTTGCTTTTGCTCAATTACGCCCAAAACCCCAGGTTAAACCTGAGGACTCGAATATAGAACATAATGAAGGCACAGATTTCTATACTGAAGATGAATTAAAAGATTGGGATGTAACTTTACAGGATGGTTTAGAAGAAGAATGGGATGAAGATCATGCCCACAGTATGGTATTAAATCAAATGATAGAGGATTTAGAAAATGAATCACCTCAAGGTAGCCCTATAATGGTAGACCCAAAAACTGGAAAACTATTTTATATAGTAAACGAACCAGACATTACTGAAGAGGAAACTTTAAAAGAAACTGAAGATTCTTCTAATCAATTGGAAATCGATTTTCCACCTCATGAAAAAAAACCAATTCTTACTGAGGAAGAAAAAAAATACGATGAAAACAACGATGGTATTTTAGATAAAACAGAACAATCTAAAATGAATCACGATAAAATGTTAGATAACCCTGGAATATCCAGCTATACTAAACGAAAACTTCGAAATTATTTGGAAGGTAATACTAAAAGATATTTTTAAATATTTGGAGCCCCGGAAGGGGCTTCATACATTTATCCAAATAAAGGTAATGATGGAAAAGAAGGAACAAAAATTAAATTTTAAGTTTTTTATTAGACTTTTAATTAACATAGCATTTGCTTATTGTATTATTAAGTTTTTCTTTTTTCAATGATATTCCAATACGGAAAATATAAAGGTTATAAACTCGTAGACGTTGAGAGAATAGACCCAGGTTATATCCGCTGGGCTAAACAAAACGCTCCTAACCTCATCCCTAAAGTTCACCACAGAGCACAAGAAGCAAAAGAACTCCGTGAGTTAGACGAAATTAGTGATTATCATTCACTCCGTGATTTACGTTACATTTTACTAAGGAACCCAGGAAACCTAGAAGATGCATTTTAATTGTTTTTTAGACACATTTATCACACAACCTGAGGAGGTAGTCGAGCAGGAATTATCCAAACTCCAACCCCTCAACTACAATAAGTTTATGTGGTGGCGAACCCACGCTCAAAAGGGTCGTCCACTAGGTAAACGTGCCCCACTACTTGACCGCATTAAAAACGGTGACTTTGATTTTTCATGCTACTATTGGCAAGCACAGAGTGCCGCAATACAAGCGCGTAAAAAACTCGATTTATCCACAGACGATTACCAAAAGCAATACGAGAAAACAATGGTTGACGTTGCTCGTTATCGTCGTTTGCTCGCTGATTATGAGAAAGAAGAAAACGATCGACTAGAAGCTATCTACGATGCGTTTACAACTGCCTTCAAAATTACCAAAGACGAATTAATCGATGAGCTTTGTAATTGGCCCGGCGACTTATTATCTTACTATGAATTTTGTAATGAATTTAAATATGCAACACCAGCTGAAAATCGCAAGCGTGGGCGTGGCCGTCCCCGCAAATCGTAAACGTGGCTTCCTAGAATGGATGTCATATATTCAAAACGTCCATCAAGGAAATCAATCTGCAATGGATAGAGCAATGGAACGTTTAACTATTTATGACTATGAAACTAGAAATCGGGGATAATCAAGGACATGTCGTTATAGATGATGCTACAGGTAAAATAATATTTGTAATGGTTCAAAATGCTATAGAAGGAAAGTTTGATTATCATAGTTTTGGGGGCTATAAAAATAATCACGATGGAACTCATGAAGTAACTCGTTGGTGTGCTAATCATGCTATTCAACAAGACGAAGACGAAGCAGCAGCTGAAAAAAGAATGTTAATTATTATGCAAAATGGCAATACAGGTGAGCATTATGACTTGCTTGATGAAGAATAAGGTTGTATATTTAATGCTATGATAAAAGTTAGTCACGAAACACCGTTATGTTTACTTGAAGACAGTCGTAAATTTAACGATTACGATTATTGTTTACCTCACTTGCTGGATGAAGAACCAGCATACCTAGAATATTTTTTAGAATCTAAAAAACAAGGACGCTATATTATCATGGATAACTCGCTTCACGAGTTAGGTCATGCTTATGATTCAAAGCGTTTGATGCATTGGATTAACGAGTTGCGCCCAAATGAGTTTATTGTTCCTGATGTTTGGGAAAAACGAGATGCCTCAGTAGTAAATGCTCGTCATTGGGCTCAAATTGAATTGCCTAAAGGTGTTACTAAAGTAGCTGTAGTTCAAGCTCAAACTATTCACGAAGCATCTACTTGCTATCAAACCTATAAAGATTTAGGATATGAAAAAATTGCTTTCTCTTATGGGGCAAGTTATTATAACGACGTTGTACCTCATCCTAATCGGGATCTTGGTAAAGCTCTTGGTAGAATTTCTGTCATCACTGCTCTCTACAAAACGAAAGTAATCCACGACAATGATCGTGTTCACCTTTTGGGTTGTTCAGTTCCTCAAGAATTTGGTTGGTATCGCGGTTACAAGTTTATTGAATCAATCGATACGTCCAACCCAGTAATGGCTGCCTTAGAAGAAATGTGGTACACAGAAGCTGGTTTAGATAAAAAACCTAAAGCAAATATGAATGATTATTTCTATATGCTTGGAGATCAGGTAAACTATGACTACCTTATCAATAATTTGTATAAATTTCGTGATATAAATGGATTTTAATTATGGCAACACTTAGAAAATATGTAACAACAACTGACCTCAATGTTTATGAGGTTGAGCTTACAGATGAGCAACTCGAAATCTACAACACTGACCTTGATCGTTTTTACGATGAAGTAATGGATGATCTTGAATTTGAATGGTCCTACGATAAAGTAGGTGATGAGGATTGGGAACTTGAACTACGAGATTAATAGCGTCAGCCTATACGCTTAAAATACCTGGCAAATATTAAATTATATAAAATGTCAAACCAAGGAAAACACGTAGTAGTATCACTTTCAGGTGGTATGGATAGTAGCACGTTATTGCTTAAAGCAATTAAAGACTACAATGGTAATGTAACAGCTCTTAGCTTTAATTACGGACAAAAACACGTAGTTGAACTCGAACGAGCTCAATCACTTGTTGACTATTTGAACGCAAGTGGTTACAACATCAAATATCGTCAAATTAAACTTGATGGTTTGGTTGATTTGCTTAATTCTGCTTTGGTTCAAGGTGGAGATGATGTGCCTGAAGGGCATTATGAACAAGACAATATGAAAGCAACAGTTGTTCCTAACCGAAACAAGATTTTTGCTTCAATTACTCAAGCAGTCGCACTTTCAGTAGCAACATCAACTAAAGAGCAAACCGATATTGCTCTCGGTATTCACGCAGGTGACCACGCAATTTATCCAGATTGCCGTCAAGAATGGAGAGACGCAGATGACCACGCATTTCGCATGGGTAACTGGGATAGTGAATTAGTAGGTTACTATACACCTTATCTCCACACTGACAAATTCGGCATTCTTCAAGACGGACAAGAATTGTGTGATTACCTTGAACTCGAATTCAATGAAGTTTATAAGCGCACTAACACTTCTTATAAACCAATGCAACACAATGGTGTATGGTATAGTGATTACAAATCAGCATCTTCAGTAGAACGCGTTGAGGCATTCCTTAAATTAGGACAACCTGACCCTGTAACATACGCTGATGAAACTGGTCCTGTAAGCTGGGAAGTAGCTAAAGCTCATGTTGAACAAGTACTTGCGAATCATGAGTGATAGAGAAATTATGAATGCTAAATATGGCACATATACAAAAGAAAAAAAAGTAGAACATATTTTAGGAAAAGATATAAGACACATGCCTAATCAAAAATGGCACCAAATTGTATCGTTTATTAAATCGGGTGTTCGTATTTTAGGATATTTATTAATACCATTTAGCTTGCCAATTGCTGCTGGTGTTCTTATATTTAGTGAAATAATTGGTATAATTGAAGAATTAGTATAAAATGAAACAACTTTGGTATTTCTCAGCAGAATGGTGCGGCCCATGTAAAGCATTTGGTCCTGTAATGGATGAATTAGCAAAACAAGGTATGCCTATCAAAAAACTTAACGTAGACTATACACCGGATGCTACAACAAAATTTGGAATTAAAAGTATTCCTACTGTTATTTTAGTAGAAAACGAACAAGAAATCCGTAGATTTACAGGAGCACGCTCAAAACAAGATGTAATTAATTTTTACAATGGGTAAGTTTCAATCAACAAAAGTATTTGACGGTTATTCAACAGTGTTCCGTCAATGGAGAGCCGAAGGTACACACTGTCGTTTCCTCCATGGTTATGGAGTAAGTTTGAAAGTATGGTTCGAAGGTGAACTTGATGAGCGTAATTGGGTCTGGGACTTCGGGGGTATGAAGCGTGCTAAAGGTACTATTGATGGTATGAATCCTAAAGCATGGATGGATTATATGCTTGATCATACTACAATTGTAGCTGAAGACGATCCTGAATTGGAAGGATTTAAAGCCATGGACAAATTTAAAGTAATTCAGCTTAGAATTATCCCAGCTACAGGAGCAGAACGTTTTGCAGAATACTTTTACAATAAATTAAATACATTTATTCAGGAAGAAACAGAAGGACGTGTAAAAGTAGTTCAAGTTGAATTCCGTGAGCACGAAAAGAATACAGCATTTTATAAAGGGTAATTATGTCACTAAAACGAATTGAAGATTATAATAAAGTTTTACCAATTGTAGAACTATATCGTTGTGTTCAAAGCGAGGGTTCTCGTTTTGGACGTCCTACGATTGCGGTACGTACAACTGGCTGCACCCACCGCTGCTACTTTGGTGAAGGCGGATGGTGTGACTCTTGGTACACAAGTATCCACCCAGAAAAAGGTAAATTTACTTTTAATAACATTATCAAAATCTATGATGAGAATCCTCACGTAAAAGAAATGATGTTAACAGGTGGTAGTCCTACTATGCACCCAGCACTCGTAAACGAACTAACACACTTTGCTAATGATAGAGGAATTCTTATTACTATTGAAACTGAAGGATCAGCCTTCTTGGAAACAGATTACCCTATTGGGCTCATTAGTCTTAGTCCAAAGTTTAGCAATAGTGTTCCTGTATTGGGGGTATCTACACCTCTTGGTGGAGTAGTGGACGATAAAATGATTCAAACTCATAATCGTCTTCGTTTGAATAAAGAGGCAATTCGTAAAACACTCGATTATCATACTGATTATCATTTTAAACCAGTATGGGACGGAACACAAGAAAACCTAGATGAAATCGAAGCATTTAGAGTTGAAATGAATATTCCTAAAGACAAAACATTTGTAATGCCTGCAGGAGACAATAGAGAAGAATTAATCAAAATGTATCCATTAGTATTTGAACTATGTGCTGAACACGGTTACAATATGACAGGCCGAGATCATATTATTGCATACGACACTAAACGAGAAGTATAATGCCAAACGGATTTTTACATGCACTACACCAACTTTGGGCTCTAGGAGTAATCGAAGTAAATGGTATCATTACAGCTTTATCTGCTTATGGGTATGAATTAAATTATATCGATAAACAAGGTATTAAAGTAGAAAACGAAAACGAAAAATTTGAATTTCAATATAACAAATGATATTCCACAAATACCAAATTATCTGGACAGGCATCCCTAAAAATGCCTCATCTACAATCCATACAGCATTACGCAACCACACAGATATTCATCATACTCATACTTCTTTAATGGAAGATTATAAAGCTAATGACCAAGAGTTAATGGATATGTACAAAAACGTAGCTATAGTAAGAAATCCTTACGATAGATTAATTTCTGCCACACATCATTCTAGAAGAAGTGATTGGGAGACACGAAAAAATTGGAACATAAATGATGTTATTGAAGATGAACTTATCAATTCTGCCGCTAATAGTGGGCATATGAATGAAATTTATACACCCCAACACAAATATATCTGTTTTGGTAAAAAAGTCCTTTCTGATTATATTTTAAGATATGAAAACTTAGAGACAGATTATAAAAATTTTGCTGAAGAACATAATAAAGTTTCTTATTTTAAGTTACCCTTAAGATTACCTTTAGTTAATCAAAGCGGTGAGCGTACTTATTGGTGGGAAGAATTAAAAAGTATTTCTCAAGATAATTTAGATCTTATAAATAAAATGTATCGTCTAGATTTTGAATTATTTAGCTATAAAATGATAGATAAAATTTCTTCAATAAAGAAACCTGAATAATGGAAAATGAAGAATTGTTTTTTGATTCCGAAGGTAATATTGGGTTAAAAAAACGTGGCAAACTTCGAAAAAAAGAGGTTTGCCACGACTGCTTAAATAGTTTTGATCCAAAATTCCTTTTTGATGTAACACGAAATAATTTCGGAATACCCCACATAGTCCACGTATGTAAAAATTGTAAAACAAAATATAAGTGAAAAAATGCTTAACTTTCTTTTTGGTATTTTTGTCGGTTACCTTATTTTCTCAGGTAAGAGACAGCATTGAATGGAATACCCCTTATTTCAAAATCTGGTATTCAGAACCTTTAGAAGGACCTTTATCAATTCGTTATAGTGTAGCTTGCCCTGAAGGTAAAGCATCGCGAGCCGGAATGGATTTTTATACTGAAAAAGGTATCCACACCTCAGATAATAACGATTATGTAAATAACGAATGGGATAAGGGACATATGGCTCCTGCTGCCTCGTTTAATT